AAATTGATCGAATTGCTGCAGTACATCTGTGGCGAAGCCGATCAGGATCAGGCGCCGGTTACCGAATGGGTGCTGAAGTGGATCGCCTATCCGTTGCAGCATCCGGGCGCGAAGATGGCCACGGCGATCGTCATGGCCGGAAAGGAAGGCGCAGGCAAGAACCTGTTCTTCGGCGCCGTCCGCGAAATCTATGGGCAGCACGGCGGCGTGATCACGCAGCGCGAACTCGAGGACCGGTTCAACGTCTGGATGTCCGCGAAGCTCTTCATGATCGCCAACGAGGTTGTGACGCGCCAGGAAATGAACCATAACGTCGGCTTCCTCAAGCACCTGATCACCGAGCCTGAGATCTGGATCAACCGCAAGAACCGCGAGCAGCGCTGCGAGGAAAACCACATGAACATGGTGTTTTTCAGCAACGAATACCAGCCGGTGAAGATCACCGCCGATGACCGGCGTTGGCTGATCGCGCGCACGCCGCCGATGCGTGAGGAAGAATTCTACAAAGCGGTGCTGGCGGAGCTTGCTCATGGCGGCGCGCAAGCGCTGTATGCATACCTGCTGCAACTGCCGCTCGGCGATTTCGGCACGCACACCAAGCCGCTCGTTACCGAGGCCAAGCTCGATTTGATCGAGATTGGAATGGACGCGCCGCAGCTTTTCTGGGAGGAAATCCACGACGGATCGCTCGGGCTGCCCTATTGCCCGGCCCTGGTGCAGGACGTGTATCGGGCTTTCTGCATCTGGTGCGCCCGCAACGGCGAGAAGATGCCGGCGCGGATCAACCGTTTCGCGCCAAGCTTCATGTCGCTCAATGGCGTCAAGCGGCGCGTGATGCGCGTGCCCGATCCGGATCGCCAGCGGGAGCTGGTGCCGAGCGCGCGTGAGGACGAAATTCGCCAGCGCAAGGTGTTTCTCATGGGCGAGCCGAAGGCTGAAGCGGCCGAGGAGCAAATGCGTATCGTGCAGGGTGTGGCGGCATTCCGCGCCGCGCTGAAGGAGTACGCGAACGAGGACGTCCTGCGCCGCGGCGCCTGGTCATCCGGCGAACGCGGAGACGAGGAGCGCGCATGAACGCGCCGATATTTCCGACTGTCATGCCATCGGCGCGTCGCGGCGCCGGCCGGGGAGCGCTCGCGCGCGCTTCATGGTGTGACGGGCGTTGCGGGTGTGACGGGTGTGACGGGCTGTGGATAACTCAAGAAACGTCAATCCGATCATCGCCCTGTTGCGGGTGTGACGGGCTCCGAGCCACGCCGGCGCGCGCATGCGCACCTGCGCGTGTCCGCGGACACGCAGGCAGGCGCGCGCACGTGCGCTCGCGCGCGTATACCCGTCACACTCTTCACACTCATAACAGAGTGATGAAATTGAATGGAAATTTTCTGTTGCGGGCCTGTGATGGGTGTGACGGGCCGGCGATTTACGTTGGACAAGACGCCGCGCAGCAAAGCGGCGCGAGGAGAAAATGATGGGACTGCCGCTGGAAAAGGAACGCGATATGCCGCCCGGGATACAGGAGCAGGTGGGGACGGCGGTCAATGCGTCGGTGCTGACGTTCAAAGAGGGCCACGAGCGGCCGCTCGATCGGATCGCGGCCCTCGGGGGCGCGGCGCGGACGATCGCCATGGATCTGGACAACCATCGCACCCCCAATCCGGTCGAGACCGACCGCATGGCTTCGCGCCTGGCGCCATTGCTGTGGCGGTTGAAGTTCGGGGGCGACGCGACGCACGAGACGGCACTTGACGCGCTGCACTGTTTTTCCGGGTGGATGCAGCGGCAGCGGTATTGGCGCAATGACCGCGGGAACGTGACGGCGCAGCAGATGCAGCTATTCGCGGCGCGGGTGATCTGCGAATGGCTATCTGATAAATGCACGGCGTGCGGAGGCACCGGGCTGCAGGAGCTGCTCCGCAACGGGATGACGCGGCGTCCGCGCCGCTTTGCCGATCCGGATGTGCGCCACGTTCGCTGCCGCGCCTGCCATGGCAGCCGTGCTGCGTGCGTGCACGCGAATGCCCGGGCGCAGGCGCTTGAAATTTCCTTCGCCGATTACAAGGCGCACTGGCCGCGCCGGTTCGATCTGGCGGCGTCCTGGCTGCGCGGCATTGCGAACCGGCTGAAAAGGCCCTTGCAATCGGAATTGGAACGTGGTAAAAATCGCTCCTGAATCGAGCGTGTGTTTAAGCGGTAGCTCAACGGGACCAAACAATAATGCCAATGTCCCGGCGAGAAGCGTAAGCGGCGCTCGCCCTGAAGAATCCGAAAGCCCGAGGCTAAACCCCTCGGGCTTTTCATTTGTATCTCTCCACACCTTTCTCCTCCTCCTTTGGTGTGGGGCTTGGCCGTGCCATCGAGGGCAACCTCGGTGCGCGGCATTTTTATTCGAGGCGATCATGGCCGATATGTTCAAGGTGAACATCCGGGCGGACATCGCCAAGCTGCAGGTGCAGATCGCGGCCGACAGGGCGCGCATGGATCGCGCGGTCAAGGCCGGAATGAGAGCATCAAAGCTGCCACTGCGCGGCGCGCTGCAGGCTGAGATGAAGACTGCGTTCAAGGTAAAGGACCAACGCTTCCTGCGCACCTGGACCATCAGCACCAATGAGCGGCCTGGAACCATCATCATCCGCAACAAGGCGAAAGGTTTCAGCCTGCATGCGATGGGTGGAGCAATCGGGCCGCGTACGGGAAGCGCGCTGCTGATACCAATCAACACGCGCGGCGGCAGCCGCATCGGAACGAAGAAGTTCTATAAGCTGGTCGATTGGCTGCGGCAGAACAAGCTGACGTTCATCAAGGACGGCATCCTGTTCGTCAAACCGTTGATGAACACGTCCAGGCGTGGCGGTGTTGCCATCGGCACGCGCGTGAGCAAGAAGTTCAGGTCGAAGTTCCAGGGTTCGTTCAAGCGGCCCAGTGGATTTGAGATCAAGCTGAATGAAGATGGCATGACGCCCATCGCCGTGATCAAGCGGCGCATCACCATGCGCAAGCGCTTCGACATGGTGGGACTGGTACACCGGATACTGGTGCCCCTCGTGATCAGCAGCATCGGTGCAGAGCTAACGAAGACGAAGCGATAGCAGTTGCGCACAACAACGTGGCAGCCACACGAGCGTGTCGTATGAAGCAAGACCAAAGTGGGATTAGCAGATCAATCCAGACCCTAAATCAGTTTCACGGGTCCTTCCTGGCCCACAACCGCTTACGCGTCAAAACACCCCCTTTCGCCCTCAGTTAGACCAGGTGAGTGGGAGGTTAACTAGTGGGGTGATGGGGCAGGGATGAGGGGAACAGCATGGCGATGACGGTCAACCAGACCCAGCTGGCCGAGCTGCTTGGGGTGTCGGATGTCACTCTCTGGGAGTGGCAGAAGCTTGACCCGCCCCTGCCGATGCTGAAACAGGGCATCCGCGGAGAGGCTAACCAGTACGACCTGTTCTCCGCGATCAAATGGTACGTCGCGCGCGAGGTGAAGAAGCTCGCGCCGAAGGCCGCGCGCGAAGAGCGCGAAGCGATCGAACTGGAACTGAGGCAACTGGACCTGGCCGAGCGCAAGGGCACGATGGTCCCGGCCGCCGAGGTCAAGCCGCTGTGGGACAACCGGGCGCTCACCGCGGCGGCGTTCATGGCGGGGCGGCATTCACGCCTGGCGGCGATGCTTGAGGCTTCGCCTGGCATCGAAGCCAAACGCGAGTTGCTGAAAAAGGAGGACGCGAACTTCCTCACCAAGCTCGGTGTGGAGGGCGAGCGCATGCAGGCCGAACTGGACGCGCTGCTTGCGCGCCTGGCAGCGGAGGATGCCTCCGAATTCCTGCGGAGGATCGCCGGCAATGACAACAAGCAAAGTACTGAAGGACCTGCTGAGTGAGGCCTGGCGGAAGCTGATTCCGGTCGAGAAGATTGCGCCGTCCGTCTGGGCGGTGCGGTACCGGCGTCTGGCGGCGATGACCGCAGAGATGGCGGGCGAGTGGTCCTGGTCGATGTTCCCGCACATGCGCGCGGTCATCGACACGTTCTTCGAAGAAAACGTGCGCGGGATCCGCTGCCAGAAAAGCTCACAAGCCGGCTGGTCGGAGACGATCGCCACGCTGCTCGGCTACATCATCGACGTGATGCCGGCGCCGATTATCGTGCTCTTCCCGAAGGAGAAAAAAGCGAAGGATTTCGACCTCGAGCGGTTCGAACCGATGGTGCGGGAGACACCGAAGCTCGCGGAGAAGATCGAACTCACCAGCCGCGCGAAGGGCATCACCCAGACGCGCAAGTTTTTCGCCGGCGGCTTTCTCAAGTTCGTGCACTCGCATTCCGCGGACGAGGTGAAGTCCTCATCCGCGCGCTATGGCTTCGTGGAGGAGCCGGACGAGTGCGACCGCGACGTGCGCGGCCAGGGCAGCACCGTGAAGCTTTTGATTGAGCGGCTGAAGCAGTACTTCGACACCTTCAGCGTGATGGGCGGCTCGCCGACGCTGACCGATCTCTCGGCCATCGAAGACGAGATGAAGCTCACGGACAGGCGCGTATGGCACGCGCCTTGTCATCATTGTAATGAGAGCGTTCCCCTGGACGGAAACGCGTGGCCGCTCGTGAAATGGCGGGAAGACGAGATCCGCAATCATCCGGTTTATGGCCGGGTGATCGTTGAGTCGGCCTATATGGTTTGTCCGCATTGTGGCGGCGAGTGGACCGACGCGGAGCGCGCGCGCAACTCGCGCATCGGGCATTACGTCGCCACCGCGCCGTTCACAGGCATCGCCGGCTTCTACGTGAGCGACCTGATGAGCAGCGCGCCGGGCGCGACGCTCCCGCGTTTGGTGGAGAAATTCCTCGAAGCCAAGCACAAGGAAGCGAACGGGGACCTGACCGGCCTGATCGAGTTCCAGAACAACCAGCTCGGCCTGGCGTTCAAATACAAGTCGCCGGCGCCGGACGTCGAGGAGCTCGCGCGCCGCGCCGAGGATTATCCGGAGCTGACCGTGCCTTGGGGAGGCCTGCGGCTCTCGTGCGGAGTGGACGTACAAGGCAACCGCATCGCGCTTGTCGTGGTCGCGTGGGGTCGCGGCGAGGAATCGTGGCGTGTGTATTGGGGCGAGATCCACGGCAATCCGGTTGATCGCGATGACCCGGTGTGGACCGAGCTCGAGCGCTTCCTCTTCCGTGGCTATCGTCACGCGAGCGGCGCGGAGCTCCATATCGAGAAGACGACGGTCGACTCCGGTGACGGCAACACGTCGGACGCCGTGTATTGGTTCTGCCGCCGCCACCGCGGCCACGGCGTGATGGCAGGGAAGGGCGTCGAGACCGGGGAAATCTTCCGGGTTCCGAAACCGATCGATCCCAGCCGCTCGACCAAGGTTTCGCGTTATGGCCTGGTGATCTACCAGGTCGGCACCGAGCGCGCGAAGGACCTGATCATCGGATTCGGCGAGCATGGTGGGCGGTTGCGGCTCTCCGAGAGAACGATCGACGGCGCGGTATCGACCGGCCGCGGGCCCGGGCGCATGCACTGGTACCGGGACATCCGCGAGGACTACTTCCCCGGCATCACCTCCGAGGTAAAGGCGCCGCTGAAGGGCCGGCCGCGGGGCAAGCTCTATTGGCAGGTGAAACAGAGCGTGCGGAACGAACCGTTGGACTGCGAGGTGTACGCGCTGCACGCATCGCGCGTGATGAAGGTCAACCTCATGACCGAGGCGCAGTGGATGGACGTGGAAAAGAAATTGCGGCAGCCCGATCTTCTGGGCGGTCCGGCGATGGAACAACCAACCGCGAGCGAAACGCCGGCCAGCGGGCTGGCGGCGGACGCAGCCCCGGAAGGTGCACCTTCCGGGGCGGATGCCGTTCCGCCTGGCCCGCCAGCATCGCGGCCGGCGCCGCGCCGGGACGCGATTGCGGCGCAGTTTGGATCGGATTACGCGGGAGCCGGCGGAATGTCCCAGCCGCCCACACCTTACTAGGAGCCTTCGAATGGCGGATCTCACC